GTTTCCTCTATAAAAGATTCAACAAGGACACCTTCTTCCTTTGCTTTCTTTTTCATGATTTCAAGTGCTTGAGTTTTTGTGAATTCCATTCTTTGATTCTCCAAAATGTTAATCAACTTTCTTATTTATTACAAACAACAAATATCACTTTTAATAATTTATCTATTTTATTTTAAAAAACAAGCAATAACATCCTGATTATAATTGATTGAAAAATCAAGTTTTTAAAACAAAATATTTTTATTTTCTGTTCGAATTAGTTCGGGAACATTCCACTTTGGTGGGAACATGAATTCAATTTTATTGTTATTTTCTTTGAATTTATTCTTCATTCTTTTGCCATAGACACCTTCAGACTTTATTCCAAGAGCACGAATGTATTTGTCTGTCTCACAAAAACAATTTTGGAAATCAATCAATGTCGGTCTTCTTCCTGGAAGTATTCTCATCATCAAATCTTCATCATGTTTTTCAGAATATTCTTTAACAAGTTCTTCATAATTCTCTTCAACAAATTTTATTATATCCGCAAAATCAAATCCTTTTACTTCTTCAATGTCAAATGTTCTCTTTATTCCTCTTACTGCTCCATGTCCTGGAAAAACAAAATCATTTTCACTGAAGTTAAAAATCTCTGAATAATTCCAATCAATTGTGTATTGATATCCAATGAAATTTCCGGAGTAAGGAAGAACAGAAAATTTCTCAAAAACTTCTTTCATTGTTTTTGATTCCAATAAATCATCAACCATTGAAAAATGATATTTCTTAAAGATGTGGAAATATTTAAGATGTTTTCTTTTTATATCCAAGGTCTCTCCACTTTGCCCACTCATCATGTATGCATTGGAGTATAGAGTTTCCCCTGCTATAAATTTCTGGTCTAAAAATTTACCAATTATGTCAATGTCAGGATTATTGAATTTTATGTCACCAAATTCATTGATAAGCAATTCCCATGTTTCATTTTTATTGAAATGTTTGAAAAGAAGAATTCTCCAGAACATATCCTTTTTACTATATTCTTTGCCATTGTAAATGACATTTCTTAACAGATATTGAGAAACTCTGTCAAGAACTCTGTAAACATTTGTGAATTTATTTTGTTGAAAAATAGCATCATTTGTGTAGATGTCTTTACCTTCCAACCTGTTCCAGAAAATGTTCATTCTTTCTTTCATAAAGTAAAGATAATAATAGAAAAAATCATTTGGTTTAAAGTTCATCTTGTTCTCCTAAAATAAATCGAATTGTGTTTCTTTATATTCATCATCGTCAAAAAATAAATGTAAATTTGTTATGATTCCTTGTTGTAGGAATAATTCTTGAAGATTCAATTTTGGTTCAAAATAATTTTTGTTCTCACAAAGAAGTTCTTCTCTTAGACATTCCTTTCTACATTGCCAGAAAACATTCCAGTCTATTCCATTCCAACCCTTTGATTCAGCAAATTTAATTTGTGAACAATCTCTATCAAGATAAAATCCAAAATATCTTCTTTTCCTGAAAAATCCTTTATATGCACACAATGCTGTTTCCATAGAAAAATAATCAATTAAATTACTAACATCTGGAAATTCAACTTTCATTTCTTTTATTAATTTATCACCCTCTTCTTTTAAATATTCTATCATCCAAGATTTATATTTAAAATCAGGATTTTTCTTTGATAAATCCCACTCATCTTTACCTAATGCATAACACAATCCATTTCTATGAGATTTACTTCCTGGAATATCTTCCAAAAATAAACTATCACACTCTATATTCAAACCATTACATCGTTTCAAAGTCTCTGTATAAAAGAATGTTGAGTATCTACCAAAAAGATAAAAATTTTCTCTTATATAATCCCACAGAATTCTAAAGTTGACCTTCGGGTCATCATAACAACATATTGTGTTAAAAAACTCTTCTTGAGTTTTATTTCCAACTGCTTTTTTATAACAAACAAATGCTTCATGTATTTTACATTTTTTGTGTCTTGTATCCGTTTCAAATTGCATTCTTTTATAATTTTTTATTTCCCATTCTTTTAATCTATCAACATCAACATTTTCAAAATCAGGAAATTCATTAAAGACAACCCATGCAGTTGCTCCATTATAAATGAAACCATACAACCAAGAAAACCAAAACATCTGTTCTTTGTTTAAATCAAATCTTTCATACAAATAATTTGCAGTGTAATAAAATGGGTCGTATTCTTCTGTTTTTAATATTCCATAAAAATATTTCTTAAATCCTTCTCTTCTATTCTCTTTTAATCTATAATCTTTGAACATATTACCTACTAAAACAATCGTTGTTATCAATGATTTGCTTGACAAATAATTCTGAAATATTTTGTTTGTCAATCTTGTATATGAATCCAGGAACCAATAGTTTCTGTTCTAAAAGGCATTTTGGCATTGCCTCGTTTGCTCTGAGCAAAATATCTTTAGTAGAAGTAAAAGTTATAAGGTCGTCAAAAATAGACACATATAAAGGTCGTTTCCCATTTCTGAAAGCAAACAATCCTTTTTCAACATCTAAAAATCCTCCTGCAACACTTGCTTCATTTGAGAAGAATGGATTAAAATTTTTCTTCATTTCATGAAAAAGAATTTCTGAATCATTTTTTGTTTTAAAATCAAATTTATAAATATCGTTCCAAAAAGACGGGTCTTTCTGTGTTATTATTCCATTATGAACAAGAGAAGAATTTGAATCAAATATTGGTTGAGGATATTTTATATCTGATGTTGAATATCTTGTATGACCTATCAATTTAAAATTTTCAATTCCATCAACTTCAGAAAAATCAAATTCATCCATGACTTCATCAGCTGGTTTATTGAAATGAAATGATTTCAATTTTTCATTTTTATCAATAAATGAAAACCCTGTTGAATGAAGTCCTCTTATTTTACTTTGGACAAAAATTTCTTTTAGAAAGGATATTTTCAATTTGTCCATTTTGTTTGTGTTAAATATTAAAACTGAACACATTAAATTAATTCCTCAAATAATTCAACAACACTTCCTTTCATTTTGCTCGGAGAAATTGATTTCTTTATCAATTCATTTTCTCTATCATAAATGCCGTTTTTAATGTTTTCATCATTGATTTTAAAAATGGAAAAGAAACAACCACTTTTTTGTTTGCCCCAAAATTTAAACCCAATTTTTTGATAAAAACAAAGAGCTTCTGGTTCTGATGAAACTCTAAAATATTTAGCATCATTTTTGATTGCTTCTTTGAAAGAATATTCTGTCAAAATCTTTCCAACACTTTTTCCTCTGTGTTTGAAAAATGTGTGAAGAAGTTGTAAGTTGGCAACAGTTGGTTTTCTTTTTGAAAGAGTTACAAGAATTGCTCCCAAAAGTTCTGAACCATCCCATAATCCTATAACATTATCCCATCTATTTAACATATCACATTTACTTATAAATGTTCCTGCAAATTTGTCATTCTTTCTATCTGTAAAAAAATTTACATATTCTTCTCTTTTAACTTTTTTTATTTCCATTGTATCCTCAAAATATATTTTCTGAATCAATATTTTTTATCAATTCTTCCATTTTTGGTAATTTTTTAGGAACATAATCCAAATCAACAAATTCTCTTTTTTTGGTTCCTCTTTCCTTGGGATATTTTGTTTTTACCCATCCTTCATACAGTTCTGAATTCCAAACAAATTTTGGAAAATTAAAAGTATTCTTTTTAAAGATTTCTTCAACTGAATCACCATCGTTCAATGCTGAATCCATAAACATCTCAACAAATCTAAAAGAATCTTCAATTTCATTTCTATCAATTGAAGACCTGAACAATCTAAATTCAATTGTTCCAATATGTTTCAAATTGTATGTATTTATTGCATATCTGAACGGTCTTCCCAGTGAAACACCATCTTTACCTGCACAATGCATTCTTATAAAGTCACTAAAATTTTCTGTCTTGTTTAAAATGTTATCAATCATATATTCTGGCATTCTCCTGCCACCATCATACTTTAAATATGATGTTCCTCTCATTTTTGTTATTTCATCATTATGTTGATAATTATAACATTTTTCAATTGATATATCTTGATTCAACATTATATACTTCATCAATTTTTTGAGAGCAGAAATATTATCTTTTAATCCAGGAATAAAAATATGAATGTGTCCATGACTTACACAAGAAGCTGAAGGATTATTTCCTTTTTCAAGAAAAATGTCTTTTATTTTCATAATCAAATCAACTTGTTCCTGCCATGTTTTTGTTGGCATTGTATTGATTTCACCACCCATGAATGGTTCAATTCCAAGTGGGTCACATGCAATACCTTTATATTCACCATACATGTTTACAATATCTGTTTCACAATATTCCCATTTACCAAGTTCTTTTGGAATTTCTATTCTTCTATCAACATCTCCCCATTCTATCTCATAACCATAAGTAAAAGTTTTTTTATCAAACATGAGTTACCTCTCTAAAATAAATTTAATGAATCAGAATATCCACTATCCTTTTCTTCCCAATTTTCAAACCTATTCAATTTTGAAAAATCATTTTCTTTTGAATATTCAATAAATCTTTCTTTCAAATTTTTATCAAAAATGTCAAGAAATAATTCTCCTGTTTTTGTTATTGGTTCATCATAAGATAACAAAATATTTTCAACTTTAAAATCTCTGATATATCTAAAATATTCTCCTACTTTTTCATGTGCTCTTAAAAATGCTCTATTTTTACCCCACATGGCAGTTCCTGCTGGCTTGCCACTTCTTATAACAATTCTTTTCTGATACTCTTCGTGTCCTTTATCATCATGTGTATAAGAATAAATCAAAAAGAATGCTCTGTCAACATATTCCTTTGATGTTTCATAAAAATAAGGAGGTCTGAATCTGAAAGAATCAGTGACCCCTGCACCTTCAACAAAAACATTATGATTTTTTAATCTTTCATCAATGAATTTTGTTATGTTTTCTGATGAACCAAAAATTCCTGTTGTGGAGTCTAAACCTTGAAACCTATCCAATCCATTTTTTGTATACCACTTACCAATGAATGTAGTATTGAAATCTTTGAAATGATAACCAACTACTTTTTCATCATAAAGAACTTCTTCATATTCAAATCCCTCTGATTTGAGAAAAAGTAACATCTGGTTCAATCTTGTGCTCTTTCCTGAACCACTTGTTCCAAGATTTATAAAAATAAAATTTTTCATTTACCCTCCAAAAGTTTTATCACATCACAGATTGCCGAATAATATCCATTTTCCTCTCCAGCTTCAAATTCAGAACCATATGATTCCTTTGTAATTGGTTTCATCTTTTTGATTTCTTCTAACAGAACTTTCTTGAACTTTTCCATGACACCCTCCAAATTAATCAACAATTTTGATTTTATCTATTTTATTTTAAAAAGAAATATCATTTATACCAAAATGGAGGATTTTCTTCAAGAGGACAACCAATAAACATATCATCTTTGTACTTGCTTATCTATCTCTCCTTTAGTTTAATATTCTCATCCATATTATTTATTTTTAAATTTGACCCAGTCACCACCCTCAACTTTTTCTCTGCCTTCTTTGTTATTGATGAAATAAATCCAACCTTTACTACCATCTTTTGCTTCAACAACCTTCCTGTTATAAAATCTTGGATATCCTTCAAGGTCATCAAGTTTTTTGAATGTCTCATCATTGACATAATAAAGCTCAGCAACAACAGAACCATTTCCATCTGAGATGAATGGATAAGCACCAAGTGAGAACATATCAAAGTTGTGCACAATTGTAGAGTGTGAGAACAATGACTTTTCAAGACATCTATGATTGCTCATTTCATATCTCAGTGAACCATAAACAAAAACAGGAATGACTTTCTCAATCAATCCAATTGAAATCATTTTACCAAGAAGTTGTTCCTTTGTTGTCACTCCTTCAAGATATGCTCTGTTTTTGAGCAGGTGTCTGTTCTTGAAATTCACCATGAATGATTCAAAGTCATCAGAATAGAAATCGGTCTCAATGAGAAAATTGATTATCTTATTTTTTGATATAAGTAAAGAAAATTTGTTAAAAACTTTTAAATAAAATCAATTACTTACAATTTTTCTTAAATCCATCATTGAAAAATGTTTTGCATATCTTTCCTTCATGTATTCGGTTATATCTTCTTGGTCTTTAAACTTTCCAAGAAGGGAAACTGCCAACTTCTCACTTTCGTGTTCAAGTATAACATATCGTTCAGACCTGAAGTCACAAAATCTGAATTCAACATCACAATTGTATTGTTCTGCAATCTCAAAAATCTTTTCTACCTCATTAACATATCTACAATCATAAGCAATAATGTCTGAATAAAGACCAGACTCTATGACTTTCTTTGCAGTCATTCCCCAAATTTCTGCCCAAATGTCATCCCTATACATATTTCTTAGAACATCTGTCCCAAGATTTTGTAGAATCTTCCTTCCTGATGTTGAATGTATAACTTTGTCATCATCTGTTCTTACTTCTACAGAAAATTTATCTTTAAAAGAAGCATACTCTTCGTCACTTCTTGGTTCCCAACCTAACACACCCCAGACAAAATTCCTAATTGGTTCACTGAAAGAAATATAAACAGGTGCTCTTGAATTATCATAACAAATTTTTGAATAATAGTTTTTACCAGAACCAATTACTCCAAGAAAGACAGATATTTTCATAAACCAACCTCCTTTTTATATTCATACATTTCTGCTATAACTGATGGAATTCCATAACCTTCAATAATTTCTTCACATCTTTTCATTATCTCAACTATATCATTATGATGATTTCCAAAAAGATATTCATTGACAATGAAAATCCAAAGTTCAAAAAGGTCGCATGATTTGAACAATGTGAACTGTAGTGGAGAAAGAACACTTTTCATGTGTTCATCCGTGCAGTCAGAAAATCTTGATTCCCGTTTCAACATCTCATCTTCAATCTTTTCCCATGATTTTTTTGTTGTTCTCGAATAATTCTTAACAACATAAGACAAATCACCTGTCACTGTCTCAAAGACATCATGATGAAGAACTGAGGAAAGTGCTTGAGCACTGATTTCAATTCCTTCTTTCTTTGCAAATCTCTCAAACAAAATCCCAACAAGGAATGAGTGATGAACCAAATCGTACTTCCTGATATGGAAAACACCAGAAAGTCTCTCAACATGAAACATCCTAAGATAATCACTAATTTTTAAACACATACTATCCTCCAAATAAATTATACAAAAACGGATTATTGAACACTGGTTTAATTTTATTTTTTACAAGAAATATTTTCCCCCAGTCTTCAAAAAAACTATTTTTTCTGTTGTACGATAAAATAGATTTGTCTTCTCTTGTCATTTCTTCAAACTTGAAAAGTTCAACAACTTCTCTATTAAAATCATCAAATGTCATTTTGTCATCATAATAAAAACATTCATTTGTTTTGAAATCATTTTCATTATAATTTGAAATTGTTTTTACAAGGTCAAGAAAATCATCGTAAACATGAAGATTGTTCACAAAATGATAATATTTGCCCACAGGAACATTTAACATCATAGCAACATATTCCTGCATGAAACAAAAATTGAAAACATTTACAGCACTCAATCCCCAGATTAAATCATTCGACCTCATGTATGAAGTTAGATTCAACTTCCCATCAACCATCATGAACTGAAGACTTCTTGAACATGGTTGGTCTTTTGTTATTTTGAGCTCTCCATCTTTCGTGTAACAGTCTTTTACTGGGTCGTGAATAGTTATAAGAGCCTGTCTTGAATTTTTATCTTTTAGGAGTGTTTCTATAACAAATTTTAATTGGTCAACTTCACGAATGTCTTCAATGCATGAAGAACCAACCAAAGGTCTTGAACATTCATAATCTTTTGCCACTCCATTAAAAGAACGGATTCTTGAGCCATACCCAGCTCTCATGAATTTTCCATCATCTGAAAAGTTATACATATTTTTGACATAACTTCCAGGAAGTGACATGTGATTTGTTCCAGATGCCAGCCAAAGGGATTCAACAAACCCAAGAACTTTGTTCCATTTTCTTTCTGGAATTGTGACATATCTATCACATGGATTTTTCATTTCAATTAAAACAGGATAAGGAATTTCAATACAATCATATCCTCTTGTTTTTCTTCTGACACCTTCTTCAAGAATTTTCTTTGAGAGAACAATCAACATCTGATTTAAATTTTCAACTTTTATCATTCCACCCTCCAACAAATAACAAGTTTAAATCATATCTATTTTATTTAAAAAGAAAATTTCAACCATATTATAACTATCCATTATACCAAACTGGGGGATTCTTTTCTAATGGCGAATCTTTGAACATTCGATTCATTTCTTGAGTTGTTACACCTTTTACATCCCACTTGGAAATATCACCATTGAATTTTGAATTATAAAACATATCTTTCATGAACCAAACACTACTTACATCCCATTTGGAAATGTCCCTGTTGAACTTTGAATGTGCAAACATCTCATTCATATATCTAACAGAGGATACATTCCACTTGGAAATATCACCATTGAATTTTGATGACATGAACATTCCATCCATTCTTACAACCTTGCTAACATTCCACTTGGATATATTACCATTGAATTCTGAATCTTCAAACATATGACTCATCATTGTTACATGACTTACATCCCATTTTGAAATATCACCATTGAACTCTAAATCTTTAAAAATATATGACAAATCTTTTATTTTACTTATATCAATATGATTCAAATCGGCAATATTACCTTTTTGTTCTATTTCTTCTTTTATTAATGCTCTTAATTGTTTATTTGTATTTGGTTGCAAAATGTTTTCCTCAACTTTCACAATCTTGTTTTCATCAATTCTGTACTTTATCATCATTTTCTCCTTTAGTTTTATATTCACACATTTATTTATTTTTAAAAGAAATCATTGTCATAACCATTCAATTGATTTTCTTTTTTAATCTTTTTCAGGACATCATCAAAGAACTTTCCTGCAACAACATTATACATTTTAAATCTATCAAGGTATTCCTCCAAGTGAAATTCTTCAGGCAACTTGTCATGAAATGAAATACACTCAAGTGAATAAGCATTTGAAGGATTTAAATACACTGAGAAAATTCTGTCACTTTGTTCTATTTTCTGATACTTTTCCTGAAGACCTAACTTTTCCAAAAGGTAATTAAAATTGATTGCACCTTTGACTGGCATTGGTGCTCCCTTTTTTGTAGAATCAAAATTGTCATTTCCTTCTTCAATATAATAATCATCAAGAACATTTGTTGAAGATGGTTTGTTCAACTTTGATGAATCCCATGAAAGAATTTCCTTCTTAGATTCCTCTATGAATTTGTCAATCTTTAAATTCAGCAAAACTTTTTTAATGAAAGATTTTAATATTCCTTTGACAGCAACAGGTGTGTCAGAACGAATGACTTTAATCCCCATGATTTTTTCTTTTGGAGGGTCATACTTTTTACCTTCATTATCATAAACAAGCATTGCATATGTCTTAGCACCCATCCAAAAAGAACCATTACTAATGACTTCTCGTTTCATGTGCATAGTGTTTTCAAAAACACCAATATAATCTGTCATCTCCTTGTATATCTCAGCAATTTTTGGTTCAATCAATTTTTCTGCTATGTTGTTCAGATAATTTACAATTTCTTCATCTGTCTTTAAATTTTTATTCTTATCAACAAAGGTTTGAACATTGACATAGATTGAATCCGTATCGCCAGCAATGATATAATCAACATTCTTTGTTTTGAATATATCATTCAAGAAGTTGTTGAGTCTATCGGAACAATATCTGTTACAAATCTGACCCATTGTTGTTATTGATTCAGCATAATGAATGTTGAATAATGCAAAAGAACTGACAGCAGTTGCACCATAGAATGAATTCAAAAGAACTTTCTCTGCCAACTGAATGACATCAAGAATCTTTGATTTGTTCTCAAGTTCTCTTTTTCTAACCATGTCATGTTCTTCTTTGTCAGCTTCTTTCTTGAACTGAAAAGATTCTTTTTTGTGTTTCTTTCTTTGAATGAACAATTCTTCAATTATTTCTGCGACAATTCCCTTTTCCTTTCCTGAAAAAACTAATCCAGTTGGCATACAAATTTCATTCTTTTCCTTGAATCTTGAATAATCAAATTCACCTTTTATTGTTTCTTCAATGATGTTCAATCCTTCCTTTCTGACTATCATTTCATGACTCATGTTACACATTCTAATGATAGAAGGATAAAGAGAAGTCAAATCAAAAGACATGACCCATCCAAACAATCCTTCAAGTGGTTCTTTGACAAATGCCCCAGCAATCTTTCTCTTCTCATCTGAATCATTCCCACTTATTACATATCCCTTCTCAAGAAGAGAATTGAATATATGGCCTTCCCAAATGAATGTTGTGAAGGGAAACCAATTTGGTGCAGTTCTACTATAATGAGCTATTGAATAAATCAAATCAATGTAACCAAGATTTCCATGTATTCCTTCAAGACATTCGACATCACCAATGTTGTATTCAAGATATTTCTGTTTGTCATTAATCCAAAGGTCAGAAAGAGAGCCATCATATTCAACCTTTCCTAAACCTGTCTCAGCAATTGATACATCGTTCAATTTGTATGAATCTCTTTTATTTGTTCTAAACTTTTTATCAGCTTCCAATAAATCTATATGTTCAACTCCATACACTTCCCAAATATCTTTCTTTTTACCATTTAAAAATGTTGTTCTTTTGTCAACTTCTTTAAATGGCGACAAATTTTTATAAAATCCAGGAAGGAATTTTTCCATTCTATTGATTAAATATGGCAAGTCAAATGATTCACTGTTCCAACCTGACAAAACATCAATTTCATTTCTAACATGAAATAAGAAAAAATCAACAAGTAAATCTTCTTCTCTCTTAAATTTTTTAACATTAATTCTTTCAGCTTCTTTAAATGATTTTTCAATTTTGTTGATTCTTTCAATTTCAGTTTTTATTTTCTTTATTTTTTCTTCTTCTTTTTCAACATAAATAAACCAATACTTGAATTCATCACGAATCTTTTCGTTCTCAAAAAATTCCTTCTTCATCTCCTCTTTCTTCATCAGCAAATCATCCAGCATCTTTTGTAGTCCTGACAGAAACCTTTCCTTGAATGGTTTCACTTTGTCTTTCACTGCATGAAGTGTCTTGAATTGTTTCAACTCTGGATATTTTGAGAAAAACCATTCATCTCTTGAGAACTCAAAATCATCTGACAAATACCAAAGATGAAACGATATCTCTCCTTCAACTCTTCCAGTGATTGCAACAACTGGATGATTTGCTTCTTCTGCAACTGGAAATCCCTTGTCAGAGAACACCTCTATGTCAAAGAAGAACTTTCTCAGTCTTGATGGGTCAAACTTGTCATATAGTTTGTTCTCTCTTATGAACTGCAACAGTGAAGCATTCTTGATGTTTCCAAAGACAAATCCTGGAGGATATGATGATGTCTCATCATGAAATTTCTTAACAGATGTTGCATAGATTCTTTCCACATTCTGACCGTCAGGAAATGTCTTGAACTTTGTTGGGTTTGTTGTTTTGATGAAGTAATATGGTTTGAACTGATTATCCCTTCCTTTGATTCTTTTTCCATTCCCATCATAACCTGTGTAGAATATGACACCATTCTTTTCTCTTACAGATGTGAACATTGATTCTCCTTAGAATAATTCTACAGTTTCCTCTTCACCTTTTTTTGCTTTCTGTTTTTTCTGTTTCTTTGTCTTTTCTATTTTCTCAACTTTATCTATCTTTGCAAGATGTTGAGCTTCAATCTTCTTCATCATCTCTTCTTTCTTTTTTGAAGAATCAACAACAACTATTTTTTCCTGAATAATCACAGGTGTCTGATGATACTGTGAGATAAGATAATCAGGAAGTGTTGAAACCACATCAATGATGTCTTCACACACTTTCCTATATTCATCAAGATTTCCTCCATGTTTCAAAAACATCTCATCTGTGTATGCTGAGAGCAACTGTTTCACTCTTCCATAATATCCAGTGACTTGAACCCATCTCTTTCTGATTTCCTTTTCTTTTGTCTTTTTGTTTTCAACTTCATCTTCACAATAAACTTCAATCCAGCAATCTCTTCTGCCAAAACAAATTCTTGCATTTCTTCCAAACTTTAGAAAGTTTCCAACTTCCTCATTGTCATCATCAATCTCAAGTGCTTCTCTTTTTTCCTTGACCATTCTCATCCTCCATATCAAGTTACATTTTCAATATTATCTATTTTATTTTAAAAAACAATTGTCAAAATAACACGATTTAAACTACTTTTCTGTTGACCCTTGCTATTGATATTAGTTTTCAAAGTTTTTCACTTTTAGAGTGGTTTTAGAAAGTCATTTGATGGTTTCTGAACAACATCCTTTATCAATGAAACAAATTGAGGTTTGAAATGTTTCAAAACTCTCATTCTATCCTTCTCTTTTTCAATAATAGTTGAACATCTGACATCAAGCTCTTTCATGACATTCTGAATTGTTGATGAAATGTCTATGTCTTCTGAATAATGAAATGACAGAAGAACTTCATTAATGAATTCCTTTGTCAGAAATGATTGAATGTGTTCTGAGAACTGCTGACTGATTTCACTCATAATAATTCACCCACTGAAGAATTTTTTCTGCTACATTGATTCCTGTTGCATCCTGAAATGGTTCCCACTGAGGAGCATAGTTTTCTTCTATCATGTGAAATGTTCCATCTTCTGTCATTCCAACATCAAGTCCCATGATTGTTGGTTGCTTTTGTCTTTTATAGCTATCAATGACAAAATTAGCAAGTTCGGATGTCAACTCTTCTTTCACCCACTCTTTGCAGTGTGCTCTGTTTGCAACAATTGAATCATCATTTTTTATCTTTAAGGCAACTCCAATGATTTCAAGTCCAACTACCATCACTCTGAACTCTTTGACAAATTTCTCAAAGGATTGAATAAGAAGCAGTTCTTTGTTCTCTTTGAAAAACTTCTTCACAAAAACAATCAACTCATCTTTATTGTTGAAGACTTGAACTCCATTTCCATGTGCTCCACCAGTTGGTTTTGTCAGAACTGGAAAGTCAATGTTGTCAATTAGGAGTTCGACTTGTGAACTACTTCTGAACATGTATGATGATGTTCCAATCTTTCTATCATGTCGAGACAGCGTTGAGAATGTTTTTGATGGTTTTCTTCCCTGATATCTTTCTGGGTTGTCAAAAATGATTGTTTCATTTCCAACCAGCTTATTTTTGTTCAGTGATTCAAATGTTTTTACAAGAAGAGAAATCTCC